TTATATTTTCCACTTGATAACAATGTCCTCAGCTGTTACCTGGACCTTGTTTATAAGATTTCTTGCAAGTACCTTTTGACCCTCGTAGTCCATTGAAAATACTTTTTCAGCGTTTAGCAGCTCCCTCATGTCTGCCTTTCTTTTGTCTTTTCCGAGCGCTGGATCGTTTTCTAGTTCAGTCTCAAGAGTCGCCCTCATGCTTATAAATTCAGTTGACTTGTTCTGTAATTCCTCAAGAGTAATGCGGTCATCTATGTATAGATCGTTAAGTCTGCTCAGTTTCTTTGATAGCTCCTCTATTTGTTTCTTGTAGCTCTCACGATCTATAGTCTCAGCGCTGTCCTCTGAAAATATTTTGTCCAGATAACCAGTGTCATCTTGCAGCTTGCTGATTTCTTTTAGCACATAGGCCTCTAGCTTGTCTTTGTAGTAAAATCCTGAGTCACACTTTTTATTGTCATTGTATGTAGTCACACCTCTCAAGGTTCGTGGGTGCCTTTGATGGCATTCATATTTTTTAAATCTGCTCCCATCTTTTCTCTTTACACCTAATATAATTTTTAAAGGAGCCCCACAATATCCACATTGGGCGATACCAGATAGAATGTACTTGGCTTGGAATGGTCTAGGGTTTACATTCTCAGCTGCAGTCCTTTGTCTGATCTTCAGTTCCTCTTTGGTCTTGTTATAAACTTCCTCTGTAATTATCGGCTCATGATTACCTGGATAAATCTCTCCCTTGAACTGATTGAAACCACAATAGACAGGGTTATCTAGTATGGCCCTGACCGCCCGATAACTCCAAGGCACATGTTTTGGGTATTTCTCATTTAGATCATCTCTCAGCTTAGTAATGGATCTCCCTCTTATGTAACTTTCAAAGATAAACTTAACAGCTACGGCCTGGGCTGGATTGATAGTAATGGTTCCAGTGTCTCTGTGATAGTCATATCCATAGGACGTCTTAGCCCACATCATGGATTTTCCAGCCTTTGCACGCCCTATTTTACCAAGTTGCATGCGTTCCTTGATTTGCTCCCTTTCTAGTTGAGCAAAGACGCTCAAGAGCCCAATCATAGCCTTACCAAAAGGTGTAGAGGTGTCAAAATTCTCCTGCAGACTCAAAAACGCTATATTATTCTTTATGAAAATATCCTCAATCAAGTAAAGCGTGTCTTTTTGACTACGGCTAAGACGGTCCAGCTTATAGACTAGAACTGTGTCAAATTTTCTTTTTTTAGCGTCTTTGATAAGACTTTCTAGCGCTGGTCTGTTAGTATTTGCTCCAGAAAACCCACCATCAGTATATATCTTGTATACATTCCAGTCTTTAATATCGCAGTAGCTAGAGAGCTTAGCTTTTTGCTCCTCGATTGAGTAGCCCTCCTCAACTTGTGAAGTAGTGGACACCCTGACGTATATAGCTACTTTATTTGTTGTTATCATTGCTTTTATACCCCCTTTTTGATAAAATAGGGTATAGTAAAGAGGGCTTTTTAATGCCTCTTACTACACCGACCGCCTCACGCTCAGACTCGCCAAAGTTTGAGAGCGTGGGGCTTTTTTGCTTGTTATATATCATCTACTCTGTCTTGTAAGATGATCAATTTTTCTTTCAGGTCATTCACTCTTGCTAAATTACTATTCATTTCATTTATGTAGCGATTGATTTCATTGTGAATTTCTAAAGCACTTGTTGGTGCATTTAGGGAGTTGAAATAATTAACTAATTCTTTGCAAAAATTAGCATATTCGCTGTGATACCTTATTTGCATTTCGCACATCATTAAATCAAATTTGTTTTTGTTCCAAGTTGGAAAGTCGATGTCAAGATTTGTCGGATATTCTTTGGCTGAGTGTATTTCCCATAGTGCCGAGTATTTGTCAGCAATAGCCTTCCCTTCTTCAGTCAAAAGTGTTTTGCCGTCATCATCGTAAAGTAAGGCATTATCTTTGAATTTTCTTGTTATTTTTTCAGCGTTTAGATTGTAATCATAGAAAAAATATTGAGGGATTGAGATAGTCGATTTTCTTCCACTTTTTGTTTTGCCCCACCAAACCAAGAGCAATAACTCTCTGAGGGGGTACCCCTCTTGAGTTATAAATCTATCGTTGTATTTTGGAAAATCAAAACTTCTACCATAAATTTCATGCATATTAGGTCTTGAGTTTAGTATCCTGAAATATTCAGGCCGATAGTAGTCAAACTCCTTAGATTGGGAAACAGTGACAGAAATTTGTTGCGACTCTTTTGGTTTTTTACTTCCAAATAAAAAATTAAATATTCCCATATTAAAACCTCTCTGATGTGGTTTAGTGATTGCACGTTTTTAAACCTTGTAAATATCTACGACTTCCCCAATAGTTCGGATGTCGTCATTCTCTGTCAGATGGATTTCTTCATAGCTATTATTTAGACTTTGCAAGTACCAGCGTCCATCATAGTCTCTCTTAAGTTTTTTAACAAAGTTTTTCCCGTTTACCTGGAAGATACCAATATCATTAACGTCCACTTGACTTGTGACCTTGATAAACAATAGATCGTTATCTTCTATAAGTGGCTCCATTGAGTCACCAGCTACTTTAGCAATAGTGTCATACTCGTTAGGAACATCATTGGCTCTCAGTCTTACCTCCATGTGGAGATTGTCCTCTTGGAAAGTACCATGTCCAGCAGCTACCAATCCCTCTACATAATCAGTAATGTAGTCCTCGTCATCTTGAGACTTGTCAAAGATAGAGCTAGCTTTGGAATTTTTTTGTTCTTCCAGTTGTTTTTTAGCAAAGTCAAGGACTTTCTCCTGCCTTGGTTCTTCTAGTTTGTTGTAGATCGGCAAGATTTCAGGCTGTTCATTTGATATTGAGTTACGCTCACTATCTGGTATACGTTTTTTCTCAACATCATAGCCCATAAGCCAAGCTTCGCTAACGCCAAGAGTTTTAGATAGAAGATATAGTTTTTTATCATCTGGTTTAGATTTTCCCGTTACATATTGAGATAGGGCACTTCTTCCCATCTTTACACCTAATTGTTTTTGGAACGGTTTGGATTTATCTAAAATATCTACTTGTCTTAGACCTGTTTCAGACATTAGTTGTCTGAGCCTTGCTGATGTACTACTACGCTCCATCGACTGCCTCCTTATTGAATTTCATAATTTCATAATTCCATTATAAAGTATCTTGAACAAAAATTCAAGAAAAAAATTCAAAAAACTTGAATTTTTGGTTGACAAAAGTTAAAAGATGGGTTAGAATGAATTTGTTCAAAATATTTGAGCAAAAGATAAACAGGAGGAAATGCAATGACTAAAGATTTTTCAAAATTGTCTGGGAAAATCGTCGAAAAGTACGGAACACAATATAATTTTGCTATTGCTTTAGGCTTATCAGAGCGCTCTTTATCGCTGAAACTCAATAACAAAGTGGGCTGGAGAGACGAAGAAATGGAACGAGCTATAGATTTATTGGATCTTGACTTAAATGATATTCCCGCATATTTTTTTACAAACCTTGTTCAAGCATCTTGAGCAAGCGATGTAGAAAGGAGTAAACATGAACGAACTCATCAACGTAACCCTGAATGACAATCAGGAGCCAGTAGTGTCAGGAAGACAACTACATGAGGCGCTGGGTGTTAATTCAAGATATACAACATGGTTTGACCGTATGAAGGAATACGGATTTACAGAAGGTCAGGACTTTCTCCCAAATTTGGGAAAAAGTACAGGAGGGCGACAAGCTACTGACCACGTCATCAAGCTAGACATGGCCAAAGAAATTGCTATGATCCAGCGAACGGAGCGAGGCAAGCAAGTCCGACAATACTTTATCCAAGTAGAGAAAGACTTTAATAGCCCTGAGAAGATCATGGCAAGAGCCTTGCTCATGGCTGATCAGAAAGTCCACAAGCTGGAGGCTCAGATTGAGGCTGACCGTCCTAAAGTGCTATTTGCCGACGCAGTCAGTGCTAGTAAGTCATCTTGTTTAATTGGTGAACTGGCTAAAATCCTGAAACAAAACGGCATTGACATTGGACAAAACAAACTCTTTCAGTGGCTACGAGCCCATGGTTATCTAATTAGTCGTCGTGGAGAGTCTTGGAACCAGCCCACTCAGAAAAGCATGCAGCTTGGACTGTTTGAACTCAAGAAGACAAATATCAATCATCCTGACGGCCATACTACAGTCAGTACAACTACTAAGGTCACTGGTAAGGGCCAGCAGTACTTTATCAACAAGTTTCTTGATCAGGAATGCTTAACAGGATAGAAAGGAAATAAGATGAGACCTAAACGTTATCCATTTAGTGGGAAAAAAGAGTCCACCTTTGCAAAGGCAGACCCTGAATTGGTATTGAATATCAATAAGATTGATATTGGAAATATACAAGCGAAAAATATATTTGGAAAAATTTGAGGAGTGGGGGATAAATATGACCGAAGAAGAAACAATTGAATTATTGAAATTCTTAATAACAGACTATGGGCGAGGGTATTTAGCTGGGTTAGTTAGTGGACTTTCAATGTTTTTGAAAATTTTAAAAAAAGCTTAGGATAAGTCAATTATAGCAAAAAAAGCCCCTCTGGAACGGCAATTCCATTGAGGGACTCAGTAAAACATTTACGAGGTAATTATATCATGAAAACAGTAAAAAAGGAATGGGAGCCACGGATTGTAAACATCATGGCAGATGGTTCTCAAGTTGACGATCTGACAGGATATGTCATCCCTGCTGGTCATTCGTACTATGACATCATTTTAGGAATGCACAAGCGAGAGTTACAGAAAGGGGCTTAAATATGAGGTATGCAGTACATAATCAGGAATACCAACGAGAACTACACTCAACTGAACAACCACTCAGCTCAAAACTCAGAACTGAGCTTGCAAGCTAAAGGGTTGCTATTGGTACTGATGTCTAACAAGGACACATGGCGTCCTTACATTGATGAACTTTCAAAACGTTCCAGGAATGGGCGTGACGCTCACAGGGCCGCTTTTGATGAGCTGAAAGAGGCTGGCTATATCCGTGTCTATCGTAAGAGCTTTGGCCGTGGTAAAGGTATCCAGAACTTTCCTTTAGTTCAAGACGTACCAATTTCAGATAGTTATTGGGAGTATTGGGTAAGTAATCTTGAGAAAGAGTTATCCACAGAATAGTAAAAGGGTTCATTTACAACTTACTGATTTTACAAAGTTGAAAAGTTCAAAAGTTGAATTTTACAAAGTTGAAAAGTTCAAAAGTTGAATTTTACAAAGTTGAAAAGTTCAAAAGTTGAAAAATCCGACACTAATAATAACTAATAAATAATAATGACTAACTATACAATAATCTAAGCCTTACGGCACTAACTTAGTAATAACTACTAACTTACAACAAACTACTACTAATCTAAATAAAAGAAAGGGATAACTCAGTTATCCACAGGAGAAAAATAATGATTGACAAAGACCAAATTATCAAAGCACAACAAGAAAAAATTGAACGTATCGAACAGCTACAAGAGGAGTTACATAAATTATCCATGTTAGGATTGCTAACTGTAAAACTTTTGGAGTTGCCTGGTGACTTAGGGAAGATATTGAAAGTAACCCACGACATCTCACATGTCATCAAGGATGTATTGGATGGCATGAGCCCAAATGAGGCGATTAAGCAGAACATGACAGAAGATGATGAGGAGGAAGAATAATGTTAGACAAGTTGAAAGAATTTTTTGGACTAGATGACCTTTGGGGTGATGGCCAATCAAAATCAAATAGCAATCTAATTGATGTCAGAACTCTCCAAACTGAAAACAAACGGCTTAAAGCCATCATCAAACAACAAAACGACCTACTAAAAGAGCTTTCTGAGGAAAACATGGAGCTTGGACGTAGTCGCAGACAGTACGCTGATACAGTCGCAATGCAACAGCGCCTGATTGATGTATATCAAGATATGGCAGGTTAGGAGGCAATCAATGGACAGAGGACTATTTGGCACCTTTGACTATGACCGTGATTACTTGCAGCCTCCTGAACCCAGGGAAGAACGTGACCCAGCTGATTGGATTTTCAGCGCTGGTCAATGGATCTATGTAGGAGATTGTTAGCCTATGAATAGAGAACACAACGAAAGGTAGAAGAAAATGAGTTACGAACAAATTTCAGAGTCAACATATTATCAAAACATGAGCTACTGGAACAAAGTTGCACAAGATTATAGGGCGCTAGGCGGTCTAGGAATTTGTGACGACGAAACAGGCGAAGAGCTTTATACAATTTAAGGAGAAGAAAATGACTAATAATCAATTATCGACACAACAGGCTAAACGTGACATTTCTGTCAATGCCCTTGACTGGACATTTGAAGACATCAAACGTTATTTTGATCCTCAGAATTTACTTACTGAGAAACAGGTGGGACAAGCTTTGTCACTTATCAAAGGGCGTAACCTAAACCCTCTAGCCAACGAGGTCTACATTGTAGCCTATAAAAACCGCAATGGAGGGACAGAGTTCAGTTTGATTGTCTCTAAAGAGGCTTTCTTGAAACGTGCAGCCCAGAGTAAAAACTATGAGGGCTTTGAGGCTGGCGTGGTTGCTGTAGATAAAGATGGCATTATGCACGAACGCAAAGGGGCTCTTATGCTACCAGGTGATACTTTGGTAGGCGGTTGGGCTAGAGTCTATCGTAAAAATTTCAAAGTACCTGTAGAAATTCAGGTATCTCTTGAAGAATACAACAAAAAACAAAGCACATGGAACAGCATGCCAGCTACTATGATTAGAAAAACAGCCCTAGTAAACGCTCTTAGAGAGGCTTTTCCTGAGGATTTGGGGAATATGTACACAGAGGACGACGGTGGAGAGACATTTGACCGTATCAAAGATGTCACACCTCAAGAGAGCCGTGAGGATGTAATTGCACGCAAGATGGCTCAGATTGGGCAATTTAACAAAGAGCAAGAGGCAAATCATGCAGATCCCGAACTTGCTCAAACTGAGGAGCCAATCCAGGGCGAATTGTTAGATGGTGAGCTAGAGTACTAGGAGGACAACATGCAAGAATTACAGGTAAAAGTAACACAAGCACAGGTTGAAATCATTGACCGTGAGAAATTTGAGCAGAATATCAATGAGGTTGTAGCCAAGTACCAAAATTACACGGTTACAGCTGCAACCATCAAGGATGACAAGCAGACACTGGCCGATCTACGCAAACTAGACAAGCAGGTCTCTGATGAACGGATCAGGAATAAGAAAGTCTTATCTGAACCAGCTGACGAATTTGACAAGTATGTCAAGAATGCCATCCAGCCCTTAAAAGACATCATTACTAAGATTGCTAGTGATGTCAAAGAGTTTGAAGAACATCAAAAGGCTGTCCGAATTGACACGGTCAAAGGCTATCTAGCCAACAAATCGGCTGAGTACATGCTGGACCCTCGCCTCTTTGATGAAAAGGCCCTTGAGTATGTCAAAGCTGGCGATTTCATGGCTGACGGCGTGACGCTTAAAAAAGCCACTATGAAGTCACTTGACGACATGGTCACGTTTGAATTTCAGAAACAGCAGGAATTTGAAAAGGCTAAGTCAGCTATTTCAGGGTTATGTGCTGAGTATGGCATGACTGACTCACCTTACATTAGACAACTGAAAGACTTGACGCTTGCTGAGGTCTTTGAGCAAATTAAAGCTGATTATAAGTTTGAAAAGCAAAAGGAAGAACTCAGACAAGCTCAAGAACGAGTAGAGCGAGAAAGTCAGGAACTTTTAGCAGCTCAACAATCCAAACAGCAAGAACAGGCTCCAAGATCAACAGAGACCCCAAATTTTGGCCCAGAGACTGGCGAAATCTTGGACGGTGGGCAAATCCCCCAAAATGAGCCAAACGCTCTTAGAGGGGTTGAAAACGACCTAAAACGATATACCCAAAAAATGACTTTAGAGGTGTATTTTGTAGACACAGCCGAAAAAGACCGTTTCAAGGCTACTCTTGAACAAGTAGGGTTTAAATTTAAGGAGAACTATCAAGTCAGCGGTTATCAACGTATTGAGCCATTGACTCAAGAGCAACTAAATGAACAATGTGGGTGGTAATTATGGACATCAGAAAAATATCTGACAGCGTAGCCATCTACTCAGACGGCAAGAGATTGCAGGTTATCCACAACCTAGGGGATGAGTTTATCCTAGATTTTAAGGTGGGAGAGGATAGCGTCTGGAACCTTGATGGCCAAGTCGTAGAAATTATTGACATGATTGAGCCTGTCTTTAAAGTTTGTGGCTTTTGCTCAAAAGCTGGAGAGGGTATGCAACGCTTAAAACATGCTATCGTCCACTTTGAAAGATTTGAGCAGTACATCAGAGACAATCAGGATGACCTGATTGTCTGGTGGTACAATCCAGGAGGGGAAGAAAATGATTGATTTTATTAAAGACGCTGGTATGGCGCTGGTATGGCTCTTGCTAGGCTATTTTATCGGAGAAAGCAACGCAAGAAAAGATAAAAAATAACCAAAACCAACAAGCCGTGCATTCTTGTAAAACTGCGAACTAGAAAGCGTCAGTAAAGGTCGTGTGACCTGGACGAGCGACTGCCCGTATTTAGCCAATTATCACAAAGGCAGTCGTATTTTTTTGAAATGAAATGAATGAAATTAAAGAAAAAGCCTTGGCCAAGTTGCTGGGGGAATTAAAAGGAGACCATGGTCCAGCTGAGGATGCTATCCACAATTGGATTTGTGATCAAGAAGACGAAAAACTCTTTGAAGGAGTTTTGAGTGATAAGAAATCTATCAAAGAAGCCTTAAAATATTGTGCCAACCAAGCTAAGAACTTTAAGTCAGGAACTTGTGCGATGGTAGACGACTCTACTGTATTTGGCTGGGTCTATAAGTATTTTACTGGCAAAACTAAAAAGGTCGAGGCTATCCATGCGACTGTAGTAGTCGGCCAACAACCTGAAAAACCAAAATCTAAAAAAGTCAAAAAACAGAAAAATGTTATTGACGGCCAGCTTGATTTATTTGGTGAGCTAGCATGACAAAAAATCAAAAAATAATTGCTGGACGTTTGAAGCCACCTCAAAAATTCTTTGACTGGTGCTGTTCGCAGATCCCGACCATCAAATGGTCTAACAAATCTCAAACCATTCAGAGCGATCGTGCAGGCTGTAGGGTCATCGAAAAACGTCTGACAAAGTCGAGCAGATTAGACTTTTACGATAAATTCTACAGTTTTGCAATTGTGCTTGTGACGTGCAAACGAATTGAAATTCAATCGTACGGATTCTGGTCGCGATATACGAATGGCAAGCAATCTATCAGGATGCAACTTACAAACTTTGAGCAGATGAGCGACAATCGAGTCATACAACTGACCGAAAGGTACGGAGTCTACACTCCAGGTCTGACTCCTAATTTTACAGGACAAGGGGCTTACTCAGGGACAGTGTTCTTTGAAAACAATTGGGAAAATAAGATTCGAGAGATTTCTGAATTGAAGTATTTAGAATTTCCTTGTGGATTATGCTACTACCATTTGCCGCACATGTATAAATACCGCTCTGAAATCGAGTTCCTGCAGAAAATAAATGCCTGGAGGATGGCTATAGACCTTGCTTATGATGTTATGGAATATGACGGATGGCATGTGAGAAAAGCGGTTGATTGCCGTGTCGTAACAAAGAAATGGCTTCATGAAAATAAACGATTTTTCAAAAATACGGATAGGTCCTTCAGAGATTACGAGCTAGAACGTCGCATCAAATCACGAGGTGGTACGCTTGCTCCTGGGATTGAAAAAGTCCTGACTTATCAAGATATCAACAAAATCCCAAAAGCTGCCAAAATGAACAGGTTCCAGAATTGGTTCTTAAAAAACAAAGTTAATTTTGATTACTATGTAGACTATATCAGCATGTTGAACGAGCTAAATGTATCTATCGATACTGACAACCTCATCATGCCAAAAGATTTGGTCAAAGCACATGACAATGCAGTTAAGTTGCTCATTCAGCACAAGAGTGAGATTGAACAGCGCAAGTTCGAGAAGCGCCAGAAATCTTTGACCAAATACGAGAAAGTGGTAGGTCAGTATCTCTTTAAACCAGCCTATAATTCCGGAGAATTGATTTTGGAAGGGAAGGCACTGTCACATTGTGTCGGCAGCGCTAGATACACTCAAGATCATGCAAACGGCAAAACAACAATCATATTTGTTAGGTCAAAAGATGAACCAGACAAACCGTTCTTTACTTTGGAATACAAGGATGGCCGAATCGTTCAAATTAGGGGAAAACACAATTTATCAGCTCCAGAAGAAATCCAGCAAGCTGCAGATAAATGGCTGTTAGAAATCAACAAAAATACAAAACACGCATAAAGGAGAAAAACAAATGCTAAATAAAATCGATATACCAGGAACAAGTATCACGCTAGAAATCGTAGATAAGACCATCACGATTACAAACAAAATTGAATATGATATGCAGATGCATTTTAGAAATGCGGACGCAGATACCTCTCTTGATGCAAGTGGCGACGTGTTTGAGCCTCTCTATTGGCTAGATATTAAGGCAACACCGAAAGTTCCGACAGAGTATCATACGAGCCTTGGGATCAAAAGAGAAAAGCGCCACTTGGCCGAGCTTCAGAAGTTCTTTGAATTCGTTGAAGATAACAAGCGCAATCTCTTTGACATTTGTGGTATTAAGGGAGAACTACAATGAAAAATCTGACCTTATCGTTAGACATTTCAACCACTGCGACAGGATGGGCCGTGTTTCACGGCTCTGACCTTGTCCAGAGTGGTGTCTTAAAACATAAGAGCAAGTCATTCTTTGAACGTGGGCGCTTCATGGCTAGCGAATTACGAGCGATTCAATCGAGAGCACTCCAAAAGTACGACTGCCATTTTGAATCGATTGTGGTCGAGAAGAACTCGGTCATGGGGCCAAATCAACAATCTATGATTAGTATTGGCATTGTGACTGGAATTATCCTTGGACGGTTGATTGCTGACAATGTTTATTTTGTGAACGTGTCGACTTGGCGCAAGTATTGGAAGTTCAGCTATAAAGACCGAAGCAAGAAATCAATGAAGCTGCAGGCGGTTGCTAAGGTTGCGGATAAATTTAACCTAAACGTTAAAGACGACGAGGCTGATGCAATCCTGATTGGTTCGTATTTCGTAAGCCGTGGGCATGAATTTGGAGACCTGGAAAGCCATAAGATGAGCTGAGGAGGTGGAGTGATGGAATTTTTACTTACAAGCACAAGCTGGGGAGTTGAAAATCGAATTCCTAACGCTGTAATTAAAAAATACACAAAAAGAGAAGTTAGAACCTGTTCGACATTTGAAGAATTTGATAAGCGATTTTCTAGGAGAGAAGGCACTTGGCTTTCTAAAGGAGTTAATCATAAAACATCTAAAGGTCGAATACAAAGAGAATTCCCGAACGGGGCAGAGGGGCATTTTATCGAAATCAATTCGATAGAGGAGTTACTAGAATTTTAGAGAGAAGTGAGAAGCGAGCTGATAATTACTTTTGCAACTGATAATGAGTCAATTCCAGCTATTGAAATTTATAACGATTATAGGGAGTAAACATGAAACGATTTATAGTGTTATGGATTGTATTGTCTGCTACTTTGAACATCTGGCAATGTATCCACATTAAGAACCTAGAACAAAAGCGTCCAATTGTCGTTTATAAAGCAGATAATCAAGGCGCAGAAATCAAAGGCAGAGTCGTTCACAAAGAAAAAATAGGCGACCTGTACACAGTTACAATACAGAACTACGGCATTTTCGTGGTATCGCAAGACAACTACGAATTTTTGAAAGTTGGAGACGAGGTGAGGATTTAGGTGGATAAAATAGGACACGAAAGACTATTGCTACAAGATCACGTCTGCAATATTATGAACTGGTCAACAGAACGGGGGATAGATAAGTGTAGCAGCAAAAAACAAATGTATAAAATTGTTGAAGAGGTAGGAGAGTTGACCTCTGCCTATCTAAAGAATGATCTTGATAAATTCATGGACGCAATTGGCGATGTATTTATTGCGATTACAATTTTTTGTCAGCAAGAAAGTCTGAAAGTTATGGAGTTTTATTATCCGGCGGAATATTGCGCGGATTTTAATCAGGCTCTAAATCGACTAATCTTGTCTACTGCCGATATGTTCACGTATAATTGGCATATTAAATCGATTACAAATCTTTTGGGTTCTCTTTCTGACTGTGCTCGCTTGAGAAATGTCTCAATGGTATGTTGTGTGGAAAAATCGTGGAACGAAATCAAAGACCGCAAGGGTAAAATCATCGATGATATGTGGGTTAAGAAGGAGGATTTGGGATGAAACCAAAAAAATATCCGTATTCAGGAAAAAAGCAAGAAACACCATCGTCATTGTTTTCTGCACGACCAATTTTTAACGAGATTCCAATTGTAGAAGAGGTCAAAGTTGATCTCGGAGTTGAAGCTAATTTTGGGCGTTCGTATCCAGAAATGGTAATATATTTAGATATTTCTGGATATGGAAATAGAGTACATTCAGTGCATCGTTTCCCTGGTGTCTTCCTTACTGTTGGCGAATCAATCCAGCTAAAGATACTCTTTTATAAAAGGCTTAGAAATTTTACCGCAGATCGTTTCTTGACTTTTAAAGAATCTGATTGGAAGTTTCTTATCAGCGATCTGGTCAACGAATTTGTGCATTAGAAAGTTAGTGAGGAGATGGAATATGAGAATAAAAACATCAAACGATTCTATAATCAACATTGATAACGTGAAGCATAGCATCACAATTGATGGTGTTGAGTATGGTTCAGATTGTCGTGCTTTGGTATCTAAACACAAAGATGGAACAGGGACAATTACCCTTATTTTTGACGGTAAAATTATTTAAAGGAGGAAAAGGGATGGCACTGATTGACGAGGTGAAACAATTAAATTCAGAGAGCCACGCTAAATGGTTTGAACGTTATTTCAAAGAATACGACCTAGAACAAAAAATAAAAGTATCGGCACAGCAAGGTTATACAGGTCATTTAATTAATGTATTATCGGTCAAAGATGAATACATTAAACGTCGCTTAGATGACAGCAAGACAATAGAATTAATAAAACAGTTGTTAGGACCAGGTTTTTTAGTGGAATACAAACTATACTATTCTAAAGACTTTTTCAGTGGGTCTGAGTATGTTTCTGACAAGAAAATCCATATTTCGTGGGCATAAAAAAAGCCAAGACACTCTCTGTCTCAGCTATAATCTCAATAATATTATTATATCACAAAGGAGACAGAGAGTGAATAAGGCTAAAGAGCTCTTGAAAGAGTTGCAGGATCTGGACATGGACATCCAAAGCCGTATAGATGAAATCAATGAGCTTGAGGCGGGTTTGCTCTCAAGCCCCAAGTGGACTGACGTCAAAGTCCAAGGCGGACAGACTAGAAAAGTTGATGATGTCTATACCCAGCTTGTAGTGATGAAACAGGCTATAGAACAGGATACTAAAGAGGTTATCAACAGAAAGCTTGAGCTTGGCAGGATGATCAACAGGCTTAAAAATCCAAAACATAGAACTATTTTGAGAAAGACCTACATCAATAAGATGTACGTTGATGACATCTGTGACAGCATGGGGGGCATGAGTTCCCCTACTTACTATCGTTTGAAGAAACAAGCAGTAAAGGAACTTGATAGTATTCTTTCAGAATTGATAGTAAATGATAGTAACTGTACAGGCATGAAGTCTAAAATCTGTTAAAATGGTAGTATCAAAAAATAAAGCAAAGGCACCTTAGGCAACGACCTAGAAAAGCTTCTGAAAAACTGCTGGCTTGGGTTACCAGTGGCGATAGAGTAGGATGTTTTAATATCGCAAAAAAGACTACAAAAAATAAAAAAGAAAAAAGTAATTTCTAATTAACACGCAAGTCTGTAGTCTACTTGCAGTTGGAACGTAGCTCAGTTGGTGGAGCGATATGACTATAAAGGGTCTGAAACGTAGGCAGGTTCGAGTCCTGTCGTTCCAATTGTATCTCTGTGAGTAGCTATCACAATAGGGGTACAGGGCGGTAATTAGATTTAGGCTGATTAACCTGTAGGACAGAGATAAAGTAGCGCTATATAAGGCTCTGGTGGGGGAGGCACCCACTTACCGCATACAGTCACTCTTTGAGTGGCTTTTTATTTTGTCGGAAAGGAGGTAGTCCGGTGAGTGGATAAATTAACCCCAAAACAAGAGCTATTTGTCCAAGGGATAATCTCCGGACTATCTCAAAGACAAGCATATAGACAGGCGTTTCCAAACTCTAAAAAATGGAAAGATAGCGCTGTTGACAGCAATGCTTCTGTCTTACTTCAAAATACTAAGGTTTTACAAAGGTATCGTGAGTTGCTCAAACAGTTCTCGAACATGTCTCTATGGTCCAGAGAACAGGCTTTTAATGAGTATGAATGGCTTAAAAACAAGGCTAGAGCAAGTATCGAGAATGAAGGTATTAGACAAGCTAATTCAAACGCCTTTCTTTCTGCTTTGGACGGCATGAATAATATGGCTTGGAAAGACTTTGAGTTGACAGATGAGAAAATCAGACAAGAGATTGAATTGCTCAAAATCAAGATTGAGAGAAATCAAGACTCTAAGTCCGATACTACTCTCATGGAAGCTCTCTTAAATGCGGTAAAAGGTGGTGATGAGGTTGAAGATTGATTTTTCAAACAAACAACTCAACATCATTCGTAGACCGTTCAACTATGAGCTTGAGGTCAACGAGGGCACGCCTCGAAGCGGCAAGACAACCGCTGGTCATTTCAGATACGCAAGATATTTGATTGAGTCGCCAGACGAAAACCATTTGATAGCTGCATACAATCAAGAGCAAGCCTACCGCCTTTTCATTGACGGAGACGGTACAGGTCTAATGCACATCTTCGACGGCAATTGTAAAATCAAGCATGATGAGCACGGAGACCACCTCTTAATCGATACACCCAACGGCACTAAACGTGTTTATTATAAAGGGGGCGGTAAAGCCAACAGTGTAGGTGCTATCACTGGTATGTCTCTAGGCTCGGTAGTCTTTTGTGAAATCAATCTACTGAATATGGATTTTATCCAGGAAGCATTTAGACGGACGTGGGCTGCTAAACTACGCTATCATCTAGCTGACCTGAACCCTCCAGCACCTCAACATCCAGTTATTAAGGATGTATTTGAAGTTCAGAACACCCGCTGGACACATTGGACTATGGATGACAATCCGATTCTTTCTGAAGAGCGCAAGCGGTCTATTATTCAATCGCTGAAGAAGAATCCTTATCTCTACAAACGGGACGTGCTCGGTCAGAGGGTCATGCCTCAAGGTGTCATATATGGCCTATTTGACCTCGAAAAGAACATCAAGGATAGTTTGCTAGGCGAACCCGTTGAAATGTATTTTACAGGCGATGGTGGACAATCTGACGCTACCTCGATGGCTTGTAACATCGTTACTAAGCATAGAGAGGGCAACAAGACTTTCTTCAGACTCAATCGTGTAGCTCACTACTACCATAGCGGAGCCGAGACTGGCCAAGTCAAGGCTATGTCTACCTATGCTGTCGAGCTTCGAGCATTTATTCAGTGGTGTGTTAGTAAGTACCAAATGCGCTATACTGATGTCTGGATTGACCCAGCGTGTAGATCCTTGCGAGAGGAATTGCACAAGTTAGGCATACGGACAAGAGGAGCCTTGAATAATGCCCATGATGTTAGCAGTAAAGCTAAGGGCATCGAGGTTGGGATTGAACGCGGCCAGAATATCATTTCGTCAGGTCAGTTCCTACTTATCAATCATTCAGAAGAAGAGTATGATCATTATCACTTTTTGAAAGAGATTGGCCTTTACAGTCGAGACGACAACGGACGACCGATTGATAAAGATAACCACGCAATGGATGAATTTAGATATAGTGTGAACGTATTTTATAAGCGTTACGCTAATTTTTAGCAACAAGGAGCCGATAAATGGGCATTATTCAATTTGTCAAAAATCTATTGAAGAGAGGACAGTATGCAATGACGACAGAAAGTCTAGCAAGTATCACAGACCATCCTAAAATCGCAGTGACAAGCGCAGAGTATCGTCGGATCAACGAGAACCTAAGATACTATCAGAGCAACATCGAGAAGATAACATACACGAATTCGGACGGTATCAAGAAACAAAGAGAAGCGACTCATTTGCCAATCGCTCGGACCGCTGCCAAAAAGATTGCCAGTCTGGTCTTTAACGAGCAGGCTTCGATTAAATTGGACGATAAAGAAGCAAATACATTCATTCAAGAAACATTGAAGAATGACCGCTTCAATAAGAATTTTGAACGCTATCTTGAGAGTTGTTTAGCCCTGGGCGGTCTTGCTATGAGGCCTTATGTGGATAATGGACGAGTGAGAGTGTCATTCATTCAAGCGCCAGTTTTTTTACCACTTCAATCTAACACGCAGGATATTTCAAGCGCTGCTATCGTGACTAAAACGATTAAAGCTTCAGGTCAGAAGAACATCTACTACACCTTGATTGAGTTTCACGAATGGGCGAAAGATGGGAAATACATCATTTCAAACGAGCTATACAGGTCTGAAAGCTCTGAACAAGTAGGTGGACGTGTGCCTCTAGCTGAAGTCTACGAGGATCTAGAAGAACAAGTTGAACTTGACGGTCTAACTAGACCACTTTTTTCTTACTTGAAACCTCCTGGGATGAACAACAAGGACATCAATTCGCCTCTTGGTTTATCAATCTTCGATAATGCCAAGAGTACGATTGATTTCATCAATACCACTTATGATGAGTTCAAGTGGGAAGTCAAGATGGGCCAACGTCGAGTGGCCGTTCCCGAAAATCTGACAGAAACTAGAATGGTTAATCAGGACGGAGATGTCCAGCTTGTCAAGCGCTTTGATACTGAACAGAATGTCTACTTACGCTTATCTACTAACGACATGGATGGCGGAAGCATCACAGACCTGACGACAGCAATTCGAGCAGATGATTACATCAAGACCATCAACGAAGGCCTAGCGCTATTTGAAATGCTTTTAGGTGTATCAGCTGGAATGTTTACATTTGATGGGCAGAGCTTGAAGACTGCGACAGAGGTCGTTTCTGAAAACTCGGATACCTATCAGATGAGAAACAGTATTGTCAGCCTTGTCGAGCAATCCTTGAAAGAGTTGATTATCTCAATTTGCGAGCTTGGTAGTCTTTATGGATTGTATAGCGGTCCAATTCCTCAAATGGAGAAGATTGCAATCAATCTGGACGACGGAGTCTTTACTGACAAGAACAACGAGCTTGATTATTGGACTAAGGCTTTGGCCAGTGGCATTGTCAGCAAGGCTCACGCTATCCAGAAGGCTTTCAATATGTCAGAGGCCGATGCTAAGAAGATGATTCAGGCGATTAATCAGGAAACGATGGACACAGCCAACAGTCAGCGAACGCAAGAGGATATTGATATTTACGGAGAGTGATTAGATGCCAAAGAAGAGACCACCGATACAGTTCAATGACGAGCAACTGCTGCTTCAAGCAAGCAATGTCGCAGACATCTATCATCAGCTAACTCTTGAACTCTTTGACCAGGTTATAGATCGTATCAAAGAGCGTGGCACGGTCTATCTTGATAAGCAACCGTATATCTGGCAACTTGAGAAGATGCAACAGATGCACATGCTGAACGAGGAGAACCTGAAGCTAATCTCTAAATACTCTGGAGTCGCTGAAGAGCAACTACGCTATATCGTCGAAAATGAGGGTTTGAAGCTCTACACGGACACGAAGCAACAACTCATGGAAGATTTAGGGCGTGGATCTGCAGGAAATAGCAATCACATTCAAGAAATCCTTGCAGATTATGCAAGTCAAGCTGTCGGAGATATCCATAACCTAATCAATACAACGCTTCCTAAAGCCGTTATTGGGGCTTATCAAGGCATCATTGAACAATCTGTCGCTAGAGTTGTCACTGGCCTTTCTACGGCCGACAAGGCTATTTCTGACACGGTCATGAAGTGGCAAGAGAAAGGTTTTCAAGGTTTCAAGGACAGCGCTGGGCGTAACTGGAAAATTGACAATTATGCTCGGACAGTTATCAAGACGACAACCTATCGAACTTATCGAGAAATGCGAACGAGACCGGCTGAAGAGCTGGGCATTGATACCTTTTATTTTTCAAAAAAGGCGTCAGCTCGCAAGTCGTGCGCCCCTTTGCAGCATGAGATAGTAACGACTGGCCGGGCTAGAGTTGAACACGGCGAGAAGATTTTAGCTTTGTCAGATTATGGTTACGGTCGGCCTGAAGGGTGCCTTGGTATTAACTGCGGCCACATGCTAACTCCGTTCATCCCAGGAGCGAACTACAAGCCTGATTTAGGCGAGGACGTCGATTCGGTTAGCCCAGAGCAAGCGATGGATAATGCTAACGCAGAAGCTAAGCAGAGAGCTCTAGAACGGTCTATCAGAGCGAACAAGGAAAGACTTCACGTCGCTGAGAAACTAGGCGATAAAGAACTGATAGACAAGTACAAGAGTAAGATAGGCACCCAAAACGCTGCCTTGAAAGACTACATTGATAAGCACCCGTTCCTGAAAAGGGACGAGGCAAGGGAAAAATACTATGACAATCCTTATGAGCAGGCAAAAAAAGAGGTGAAATCCAGAAAAAAACTTAAACAAAATTCTGGAATTGATTTCTCTAAACTAACAGATAAAGAAATCAACAATCTCGATTTTGAGGATCTTTTAAAATATTTTGACTGGGCAGCTAAACAAGATGCTTTAAAAGAGAAAGCAGAGCAAGCTGCTTTGCAAGCACGAGAGGATAACGTTCCTTTTGCACGACGTGATTTGGTAGATCGTTTAGAAAAGAAACTTAGAACAACGAATTTTGTTGATGTTTTTGGAGAAGAAAATGCACAAGGTCTTTTAAGAGAATTGCGTTTCTTCCCGAATGATAATTTTGTGCAATCTCTTTACGGTTCAATCGATAAATTATCTTTTGCCAAAGTAAAAGAAATGTCTTCTCATGTGTCTGGTACACAAGTTAATTTGGCAAAAGGCGATTTTATTTACAACAAGAGATTTAATCAGAAAGCACATTCAATCGTTCTTCATGAATTGACTCATGGCATCGATAATATCGCAACTTACTTCGGTGCTCCAGAATTGGGAGCTAAAGCATTTAGCAGTCAGTATGACTTGTACAATACCATAAAGAAAGATATGGACAATTATATTTTCGGGGATATGAAGCTCAAAAGAGGAGCGTCTATGGATGAGAAACGAGACTTCTTTAATCTTCGTCAAGCTAAAGTAAGAGATTTCAAATCAGAATTACTTGAACTAGCAAAGAAACTACACCCGGAAATTCGTCCCGAAGAAAATGCAGAGGTTGCCGCATTTGCTTCGGATATGATGAGTTCTTTCAAAAGCGCGGAATATGGTTCTCAGCCTTTCAATCATTCGGATTCTTACTGGAAAGATAAAACGCATCGAGGGATGGAATTTATTGCGGAATATACTCAAGCTCAAATGACCCCTGAAATAAAAGCATTTTATGACAAAGTTTTCCCAAATTCTGTTAAAATATACAACAAGATATTTGAAGATATTTCAAAATTGAACTTAGAAAACAAAAAGCCGATTGTTTGGTAAGGAGGTCAGGATGTTTTTTTGGAAGAATGAAAAAATTTATAATCAATTCAAAGAGATCAGCGAGAGATACAATAGTCATTTTGGTGAAGATTTTCCTGTGTATTTGATAATTCCTTTCGAGGTAGACGAGGAAGCTATTTCGAAATATAATTCAGTCGTGAATTCGTGCATTAAAAAAAATGAAGCATTTGAAAAACCGATTGACTACGACGACAGAATTTATTAAGCACCTAGAGAAATCTAAGTGCTTTTTTCGTGCTCAGAAAGGAGTAAAATATGTTCATTTGGGAATGGGTATCAATCGCTTTCGGGTGGTTGGTATTTTTGTTTTTAATTTTTATTATTCTGGCCGTAATCAGTGGAATAATTAAAGGTGTAAAGAAAGGATTGAAGAAATGAAATACAGAAAGAAACCTGTAGTAATTGAGGCAGTTCAACTTAATGAACGTTGTTTGATTGAAGAAGATTGGTTTTGGGACGCAGTGACAAGGAATGAGATTATCGTTCACGATAATGGCAAGTGGAATAAAAACCCCGCATGGTGTGAGATTAAAACACTTGAGGGGGTCATGGTCGCAAAAACAGGCGATTATATAATCAAAGGAGTTCAAGGCGAGTTTTATCCATGCAAGCCTGATATTTTTGCAGACACATACGAAGAAGTAGAATATTTGAATATTTTAGATACTATTTAGGAGGTGATCCAATATCTTGACTTGCAGGAATAGACTGCTATAAACCACTATAAACCGTGTCGAATTCGATGCGGTTTTTTGCTTGACTTTATCCGTAGTCGGTAAAGAACGGAAGATAATACCTAATTTTAGGAGGATAGAAGAATGCCAGAAGACATTCAAACACAAACTGACCAGCCAGTCAATGCTGGAGAAAACACTGAGTCACAAACTCAAGAGCAACCTGTCAAGACTTTCACTCAAGATGAAGTGACTGGTCTTGTAGCTAAAGAGTCAAAGAAAGCGCAAGAGAAAATCTTCAAAAGCCTAGGATTTGAGGACATCAAGAGCGCTAAAGAAGGACTCCAGCAACTCAAAGAGTGGAAGGACTCACAAAAGAGCGAGGCTGAGAAACAGTCAGAAGCGCTTGCTGCTAAAGAGAAAGAGCTAGAACTTGCTTTGTCAGATAAGAAGAACCTGGAAGCGAAACTATCAGCTCTGACTCTGGGAGTAAATGCTGAGTCTGTAGACGACGTCATCACTCTATCTGCTCGCTTGGTGTCCGATGAGGTGTCTATTGAGGACGCTATTGGTCAAGTGTTGCAGAAATATCCTCAGCTCGGT